TGGCGAGTGCTTCTTGACGGAGGACATTGGAACTTCCAGTTACTGATTGGACGGTTTCTTGGATTTTCTTTTGTAGACTTACAAGTACGTCAGTTGGGATGTTTGGATTGCCTACTGCAGCCGCAATAGATGCTAAATTCGACGGATCTACATTTTTGCCGTTGATTCCTACAGTGCTAACCAATACTCCGGTGATCAGTGGGCAATTTGCTCGCACTACATTCAATTCGATGCTCATACCCATGAAATGGAGTGTAACGGCTTCTGATGTAGTTCCGTCTAAGGACGCATCACATGTGGCTCCTACTACGCGGTCAGCCAATCCGAGGTCTACAGCTTCTTGTCCTTGCATCCACAATTCATTATCGATCAATTTGCGGAAGCTTTCGTATGTTAACTTTCCACCTGTACGGGAAATTGCATGCTCATCCAAAGTACGTGTAGCGTGTTCAGCCAAACGGAGGCGAGAATCCAATTGTCCCGGAAATTCACCTTGAAAGCCACCCTTTGCACGATGAGCCATCAACACTCCGTCTGTAGTAATAAGGCGTTCACCAAGACCTTCTACGGTATGGAATCCCATAGAGGCTGCGAACAAGGTGATTGTGCTGACTTTGTGTTGGAGGTTATTCAAGTTGCGGATCAACTCTGTACCGGCATCAACATCTCCACCTGGGGTAGAGAGAACCAAATAAATTGTTTCGCCGGGTGGCAATTGTTCATCGATCTTTTGAGCAGCCAAGGCTACTTTCATTGTGCTTTCTGGTGTGAAAACATCATTCATGACGATTACGTTATATTTCGTCAATACCACTTGATCCTTAGATGTGGGTGCCTTTGTGGGAGCGGTTGATACCACAACGGGTGCTGGTGCTTGGGGTGCTGGTGCAGCTGCAACAAGCGCGGCACCTCCTACCAAGAGTCCACCGAGGACTAGTGCTTTGCTGATTTTTTCGATTGCTTTTAACATGTTTTACCCTCTTTATTTGGTATTAGTATTTCTACTCTTTAGGGAGTATATCAGCCACGTGGCCAGTTGTCAAACGACATTGAAGCTCTTGCTACATTTAGTCTTAAATGGGCAATATTCGCATTTATCTGGGGTCTTAGGCGGTAGTTGCTTTTCATCTATGTATTTGTTTGCCCGCTCTATTTTACTTTTTAGTTTCCAGATGTTAGCTTGCAGATGATTTTTTCTTAGTGAGAATACCTTGATATCGGAGTTATCTTTATTGATGTAAAGTACCTTAACTCCTACTACTTCTTCGAAAGGCTTCAATTCTGGGATATGACTGAATTCCCCCGCCTTTAAAAGCTCATTGAAAGTCTTTAAATAGATGGATACCTGATCTTTGTGTTCCGGCATTACTGCCTCTAAGGACTGAAACTTGTTAGAATTAGAGGATTTTATCTCATACAACCAGAGTTTTCCGTCTATTATTCCTACATTATCTATAAATCCCTTATTAATTCTCCATTCAGGGGATTTGATGGGGAATTGTGGATTGGGGGTCACTCCATCCCTGTCCATAGGCACTAGCCCAGATTCCGGGTCTGTATAAGGGATGTGTTCTCCCAAAGCCTTAAGCCATGTCATTACCATTTCTTCATGCTGTTTGCCAGATTCGAATATCTTAGCTCCTCGAGCATCTACTGGGATATCTTTATCTAACTTGAAGAATTGGTAATAAATCTTCCTATAGCACTTGGTTCCGATGGAAGACGGGCTGTGGCTAGGCCTCGAGCTGGTACTTGCTGGCGGGTTGTATTCTTTAACTAAGTGTTTGTTGATTCTAGAAACTAAAGGATCCTTAGCTCGGTAAAGATCTGAAGATACGAAGGATTTTAGTTTTTCTAGATTCATATGATCTTATCAACAATTCCAAAATCGAGGATTTCTTGTGGATTCCAATACTTATCCGTGAACTTGGCTTCTTCTAAATAGAACTTCTTACTTTTCTTGGAGAACTCAGCCATCCATTGAGCCCACAATTCTTCCTCTTTCTGCCTTTGCTGGACTTCAGCTACGATTTGAGAGTGTCGTCCTTCTAGGGCATATGAAGCTTCGTGATGCATGAAGCAAGCATACTTGGATATGAGGCGTTCATCTCCACAAGCTAAGATCAATGTGGCAGCCGACATAATACAGCCGTATCCTTCGGTTACGATCTTACACTTGGATCTTTTAAGCCGTCCCACAATAGCCAAGGCATCGTAGACTCCGCCGCCATCCGAAGAAATACGAATGGTTACGGCCTGTCTATTGTGACTTTCCATTTCAGTTAGAGCGGCGTCCAAAAGAGAAAATACTTGCTCTTCGATTTCCCCATTTATTAAAATGACCCGTTCTTTGAAATTGACGTTCTTTTCAAAAACATGCATTAGATGGAGGCCTAAGCGCTCCGTATCTTTTTCGTCATCTTTAATTATCATGGAATTATTCCAAAACTTTAGCCCGTATATTAGAAATACTCATAACTAATAAATCTGCACCATCTACATTCTCTCTCTGATGGTCCCCACCGAAGCGGATCACAGATCCTACTGGGAATTGTTCAGAACTCGAGTACTTGACTGTTCCCTCGTTATTACTAGTAATAATAGTAGTAAAGGGGGAATCTCCAGTCTTTTTTCTGATTTTATCGTTAAGTTCTACATAAATAAAGTCATTGACTGGTTGTAATCGCAACATATTAGCTTCCTTTTTTGCGAGAAACTCTCTTAACTGTAATTTCCACGGAGGTTTGTTCTGCTGTTCCGTCTACTCCGGGCACTTGGCTTGGTAGAGTTACTGTTGTGGATTCACCTACCGCCAATCCTACCAAAGCTTGCTCTACTTCCAAAAGCGTTTGTACTTGTCCTTGAGGACTGGTTTGCAGCAGGGCATTGATAAGAACCTTTTCGGGAGCTGCTTCAGGTTGCGTAGAATATTTAACTTCTACTCGGACTTTATCACCTTCTGCGGCTGGAGTTTTAATTGACTCCAATCCCAGGGCTCCATCTTCGATATCAGCTGTTGCCATCGCCAGGGCATCGTCAGTCAACCACTTGGTATGTTCCTTCAACAACTTTTCGAAGGCCAGTTGACGAATTTGAGTTTGAGCTTGATTGTTCATTACTACTTGATACAAGGTAGAAATGATCTTATTTGCCAACTCTGCCATTTTTTGATCAGCCACTTGTTCGATATATGGCTTGAGCGCTTCTAATTGGGCTTTGGATACCAATTGAGCGAAAGAGGATGATGCGTGTGGTGATGATAATTCTTTTTTCTTTGGCATGATTCTATCCTATGATTTTAACGGTTCTGGGAGGAACTCCGACTATGTAGCCGGTATCCGTTTCTACTTTAATGTTTGGGGCGACCATCCCGCGTACGGTGCCTTCGACGTTTCCATCTCTAGTTGTCACTGTAACACGTTTACCATCCATATGTCTATACTTAAGGAGGAACTTAAGTGGGTCTGTAGGTTCTACCTCTTCTGTAGGAGCGGCTGGAGCTTGTACTTGGGCCACCGGCTGAGACTGCATGGGAATCTGGGGTTGATCCACGATTGTAACTGCGCTAGGTGATTCTTTACGCATATTTCCTAGGTCATCCACTCGTTTAGAACAGAAGGTTAGGATTTCCCCACAGAATTCATTCAAGAGTCCGGGAAACTCGCTATTCAAAGCTTCTTGTTCTTCAGATTTTGAAGATTTCTCAGCTTCAATAGTAGAGATGATTTTTTTGTAGAGATCTACTTTAGCTTTTACGCGAAGTAGACTTTTTATTTGTTCTTCGATCAGCACTTTTTGATCCCTTTGTTGCTACTTCTTCATTTACTACTTGGAGTTCATAGGCTTTGAATTCCACTACTTTAGGATATCCAACAATGTCTACTAATCCAAATGTTTTAGCTTCTTGAGGAGTTAAGTATAAATTATGAGCCAGTAGCTCTTTTAACTCTTTCATCGTTGTGTTTAATTTACATCTTTTTTGTAATAAAGACAAGAGCAGTTGATTCATTCGGTCAATCTCTTGGAATTCCGACTCATTTTCTGGATGACTTCCGAAAACTCCTCCAACTACCTGATGGATCATTATTTGAGACTTGGGTTCGGCGAATCTGAAGTCGCCATAGGAGAGCATCATTGCGCCGGCGGAAATAGCTTTGCCTTTGGCTACAGTGATGAAATAGAAATCTTCGGGAGCTATGCCCCGAATGTAATCCATTGTATCTAGCATGGCAAGAAGTGAGGTGACTTCTCCGCCGAAGGAATTTATATTAATAGTTATGGGCTTGTGGGGATTATCTTCGAATTTGGCTAGGACTTTTTCATGGAAATCGGTTGCCACTTCTTCAGTGAAGTCATATATCCAGATTGTTTCTGAATTATTGTCTAATTGTAAAAATTTAGTATCTGCCACGACTGAACCCCGGAAAAAATAAAAGAGTGTTGTCACTCTTAAATCTTATCACGGGGAGTCTAAAAAGATAAGGTCGGATAACCTTTGGATTTACTTATCTTTCTTGTCTGCGAGTTCTAGATTATTTTGATGTGCTAACATCTGTTTTTCTATATCTCGCATGTGGTCGTTTTCTTTAGCTGATTCTTGAGTTCTGAATTTTTCATCACTTGCTGGTTCTGATTTGTCAGCTTTCTCGTCTTCTGGTTTTTCTTCTTCTCCAGCACCTGAGATGGGCGTTTGTTGCATCATTTTAGCCTGGTTTTCTTCCATCTGTTTTTTACCGGTGTCGCTAAACTGGGTAAACCATTGGAAAAATACTGGATCTAGAATCAATTGGTCAGCACCCTTAATAGGTGGCAATCCATCTTCTTCTCTGATTTCATTGATGCTTTTCTTAAACTTGACTTCTTGTGATTGGCGGGCGATACGTTCCGCAGATCCTTCTTCTTGTAAACCAGTCCACTCAAGCATGTAATCTGGATCTAACTCATCAATAATGTTCTTATTAATGTAGTTTTGAATGAAGGTCATCAACGGGGTGAAACCTTTATCCTTGGAATTCTTCAATTTTTCAGCGGTGTTATCGCCGGACATTCCAGCTCCGCCTTCATCTTTCATTCCATATCCAATTTCAATCGGATCGATTTGATAGATGGCGCAGATCATACGGATCAAGTAATTCAACCACAGGCTGAATTCCATTTCACTATGACTCTGGGTCAGGGGAATCCATTGAACTTCATCCATACCGGCCATAATAGGTGTTTGGAAGGAGTTACGGTTGCCTTTAACCATGTGGTTCCAGTGTCTGCGTAATTCTTCCAGTTTAGAGCGGTTTAGGTTAGCTTTAACGTGGAGGATACCTTTGGCTGAGAATCCTTGAGAAAAATAAGAACGGTTATAGAATTCTGTTTGTAGATGACTTGTGATCAAAGCTACAAGTAATTCAATTTCAGAGATGGCGTATCCGTTAGCGAAGATGTCCGTGACTGGGTTACGCATGCCGAAGGCTATCTCGTCTTCCGTAAAGGCCCTAGCAATGCGTCCGCGGATTAATTGCACGTATTTGTATTCGTCTTTTTCTAGGCGCTCAGCATCTAGGTCCAGGGCATCCCTGCGTTCCATACCTTCGATTTCTTCTTCGCTGTACAAAATATCTTGGCCCATGGCTCCCAGATCGGCTGTTTTATATTTGCTCAATGCTGGAGAAGCAAAGCGGATAGTAGAAGCGTCTACTGGAAAGAAATGATGGATATTCATTCTTCCTTGAAGAATTTGGGCTTCTTTGGGAACTTTCTCTGTTGCTACTTGATCGAATACTAAACTGTCCCAAGTAATAGCTCGTAGATATGCGTCGAAGTTCCACATCTTGCTTTCAAAGGGGCGATCTTTAAGCTCACCGCAATTGAGGATGAATTCTGCAATTGCCTGTTTTTTCTTACGGCTACGCTTTTGCATCTCTTTTTTGGCTATACGATTTTTTTCTTCGTCGGATACTTCGGCTTCCTGACCTTGTGGTGACAAAGTTTCCATAGCCTCTGGACTTAGGACTGCTTTACGAACTTCTGTAGCCATTTCTGACATGCGATTTTCGGCAGATTGAGATTTCTCTCCTCCATCTCCCACATCTTCTTCTTCACCAAAGAGTTCTTCTTTGATCTCTTCGAGAAGTTCTTGCTCATGCTTTAGAACGATCTTGAATCCTAGACCAGTTCCTTCCGGGACGTATTGAGAGTGGGCTGCCACTCGGTTCTGTCTCGTCTTGATAATGGCGGATACAATGGACGATTTAATTGCAATTTGCTTTTGGTACTCATAGCTTATGGCTGTAGGTTTCTCGAAAAAACCTTGGGATCCCATATAGTATGTTCGGTCCCGAGTGATAGCCTTACCGAAATTCACTTCACCGGATTGTTCGCTGACCATTGAATTACGAGCTTTATATAGCTGGGCATCTAGCATGGCGGAGCCAACATCCAGCATCTTCTCGAAAATGTTCGGTTTTTTATCTTCTGCGGCCATTTATTTCACCCTGCTTAATATGTAGCTATAATGATATCTACGTTGGCTGTGACGCCGGAAGTGTTGGATATTGTTAAAGAAGTTACGCCACCCTTTTGGAAATAGACCAAAGTCTTGGTTCCAGCAGCTTTTGGGACTAAGACGCTAGGCGTATTGGATCCACTAACTGTAACGGAGATAGTCGTATCTGTCAAGATGACCAAATAGTCGCACTCATTGTCAGGGAATGGAACGGTTTGGTTCATAACCCCTGTAATTAATTGGAATTGTTGCCTAGATGTATTGGCGATTTTAGTTTCGATTATCTTATTTTTGAGGCGTGTGGAATCCGAAGGATCGTTAGTTGGTGCCCCATCATACGTTAACCATTCGAAAACTAAGTCAAGATTTTTCATATATTATTCTAACCTTGTTAAAAAAAGCTCATTTAATTATATCATTAACCCTAAAAAATGAAATTCGGACCATCTGTTCCCAGGTCTTCTAGCTCGTCAATCTCAGTTTTCTTCATGATCCTGCCAGTTTTGGGGTCTTTTGCGTATTCATGGGAGTTGTCCATTGCTCCGGTGAACCCGGGGAAGTTGTGCAAAAGTTCCACAGAGGGGGCCGTAAATGCCGTTCCCTTGACGTCCGTGACTATACCATAGTCTTGGCCTGCGGCCACTTCTCCGACCATCATATGGACGGATCCAGCCTTCTCCATGGAAACGTAGGCTGCCACTGCCACTGCGTCACTCAAGTCATCATTTCCACCCATTGGATGGCCGATTCGGATTTGACCGGTAGCAGTCTGTTCTACCTGCAACTCTTTGATTTCTTTGGCTAATAAGGGTTCATCTAACAAATCTATTTGATTGCTGTGGATCAACCGTTTCAAACCAAAGTAAATTTTTCTTTTATACGGCAGGGAGAAGGTATTTTCAACCAGAGTAACCCCGAATTGAGCAAAAATCTCTCTGAGGGGTTGGAAAGCATACTGGTCAGCTACTACCTGGCTTATTCCATATTCCTTACAAACGTTGCGAATGTAGGCTGCTACTTCAAACGCCTGTACTGGGTCTTTCTTGGTACCTTCCCAGTATTTGAGGACGTGGAGAGTTACTCGCTTCTCATTATATCCAGTAAGGGCGAAGGCGAATCTATCGCCCTTGAAAGCTGCATCTATGGCGGCTGAGTAGATCGTGTTCCGAGAATCGGCTGGAGGCAAGAACGAGGCTCCCTTCACGATACAAGAATCCACGAATTCTGGGAGAATGAAGTTGGAGATGGCATCTACGAAATCAGCCCTATATTCTGTGGCGAAGCCATCCGGATCTTGCTTGTACTCTTTCTTGAACTCTTCCTTAGGGAGAATCGTATTCATCATCCAGGAAGGGGCCTTTAGCTGTATAAACTCATCCTGCAGTTCAGCCTTACGCTTCCATTCCTCATACATTACGCCGGCCTTAATGGCTGGGGAAGATAACTTGATGATGGTCCCATGCTCCCCGAACTGGAGCAAAGAAGGTCTGATGGCTCGGAAAACTTCTACGTCAGGCTCACTGGAGTTTTCATCCAAGTTCCACCAACAAGCTTCGTCGGCTAGAAGAGTGCATACGGCTCTACCGCGGGTGGTTTTCTTAGACGCAGCACCTACCTTGATGCCCACGTAGGAATATTCTATTTCGCCATATTCGTTGAAGAATGGGACTTTCAAGTGGAAAGTAGACTGCGTATCTTTCTTTGTTTTATCCCTAAGTCTTGATAATACTGGAGATTCTTCCACCATGCCTCTTAGGATCTCTAAGATTTCCTGGGAAAACTCCACTGAGTGGGATAAAATCGCGATGGTTGCGACTGGAGTCTTTTTAAGATAAGGGCGCCAGTTCATTTTTATTGCGGAGAAAAGAGCTAGGATAGAGGCACAGGTGGACTTACCGGCTCGGCGTCCGCACAATAGATTTATTCTATTGAACTTCTTGCCAGAATATTCGTAATCTAAACCTGTGAAGAAGTTGAACAACTCCACTTCCGTGAAATCGCTCTTGGCTAGATCGAATTCTCCTTCGGAATCCAGAGTCTCTACCCACACGGAATGCTTAGTTTCGTCATCTAATGGTTGGCCGAAAGCATTTTTCAATAAGACTATTTGTCCGGGTGTTGGTGAGAAATTGATAAATCCCGGAGCTTTCACGAAGTTATTGAGCGGATTTTGCATGACATATGCGTGAACTGCCTTAAAGAATAGGGCAAATTCAAGATCGTCCATTTCCGCGATAGGTTTCATGTTTATTCTTCATCATCTTTGAAAATGCCATACTGACTTACATCAATCACATTTTCTTGGTTATTGCTTATTTTCCTTGGGGCTGGATCTGATGCCATGAGTTTTTTAACCGATTCTCTGGATTCATCCTTGAGTTTCAGAATTCCTTGTAAACTAAGGAGATCTTTTACGGAGTTTGGGATAGATAGGCTGATGGGTTGACCTCGACCATCCAGTAGGATCTCCTTTTCGGAATTCCTAGCATATAGATCTCCATGTTCCTTGTAATACTTCTTCAAAAAGTTGATTTTAGACCGCATATCCACAATGGTTACAAGGTGTAGTTCTTCTACTACGGAGATGGTTTCTATGCCATTGTCTTCAGCTATTGCCCTGAAGTATTCCAAACGATCGTGTTTAGTTTCCTCTTTAAGCTGATGCCATGACTTCTCTTCAGACTTCGCCATCAGCTCAAGTTGATCTAGGGGCATGCTGAATTCCCGGGCTATTTGCTCCAGAGTTTCATCAGTATTGATATAAAGCTTTCGCAGGATGTCTACTGGATACTCTTTATCCTTGTTAAGAGTTTTCACCACATCTTTTTTATCTGCTGGTAATTTTCTGAAAATATCGGACATTTTTTAGGCCTTAACTACTCAAATCTATTGGTTTTTTAAGATTTTTATGGCTCTGTCAAGTAAATCTCTATTTAAAGTTACCCTTTTCTCGAATGAGGGCAGGATTTGACTAATCATTTCAGTAACTTGAGTCAGAATTTGGCGTTTAAAGAATCTTCCATAGTATTTTGTAGGTTCTACATAAACTAAAATTTTCTTGTTCTTCTCATCTATCACGAATTGAAGATCTTGTATACCCTTGACCGAAGCACCTATGTTCATGATCAAAGTATCCAGGACCATAGGATTAGCAACCACTTCCATCTCAAGTAACCAACTAAGAGCAGCTCCCTGGGGATTATCTTCTAGACTTTCTATCATTTTGAACCTTCGTCGAGGTAATAAAGACCTACCATTATCGCATCCGCCATGTCTCCATGGTTTGTTTCTTTGGTTGGATCTAGATTGAGCTTGAATTTATCATTCACGTATCTAGAGGATAACGTTTTCCAGTCTATTATGTCTAGTCTATCTTTGGCTCTTAACTTCTTATTCAGCTTCTTGTGCTCCGCATTGATCAGTTTGTCTTGCTCAGATAATCTGATTTTGAAGTGTGGGCGCCACCCATAAGTGCCGGAAACATCTACATATGTTATCGTTCCGGGATATTCTAGGAGCCTATCGACGAGTACGAAGTGTAGGCCGTCTAGGACTTTGCCGGTAAGGCGTGACTTGTGGCTTACGACCTCTTCTATGGCTAAATGATCCGGTTGTACCCTCTCCATCAACTCTAGAATCTGACTGACTATATCTTTTATTTTCAAGCCCTGAAATATAGGATACTCATAAGTTGGCTTCTTTTTGACCGTGGGATTCTTTATCCTGGGTACGATAAAGCCGTATTCCAGTAGTTTTTTAGTGGAATTGTTGAATACGGCGAACCCGGTGCAGGTCGTACTAAGGTCCAAGGCTAATACAATATCTCTCATAGGTCATCTATCGCTTTTCTTCGGGTACCAGCTTCAGTCAACCAACCGCTTGCATAAGCTACTTCTTTGGGATTGGTTTCGATCAAATCCCCCATTTCCACGTCCCTAGAATGTTTACGGGCACGTTCCCGGAGAATTCTCTCTTGCCCTACCATTTGAGACTTTCCCCGTTCCTTATCCGTCTTTTCCATGAACTTAGTGCCAGGCGCTGTTATTTGGACTTCTGAGGGCATTTCGCAATGAAGGGGGGCTTTATCCTTGGTAGAGTATTCTTCGCCGCATTTAGGGCATTTCCAGCTTCGTAGTGACACTTTTACTTATCCCATTCCGATATTCAATGTTAAAGGTGTTGCTGATAATCGCCTTAGTTACCGGACTGTGCTCTATGATTATGGTTGAGCCTGGTAGTTTTCTTAATAATTCTACCACCTTTTCCTGACTGCTTTCACTTAAGTCCTTCATAGGTTCGTCTAAAACCCTGAAGTCCATAGAGCGAGTACTTCTGCCAGAAATAAGGGCAGCTAAGGCTAAACTAGTCCCTATCTCTATTCTACGCCCCTGGCCTCCGGAAAACAAACCGATTGGTCTTACCGATCCATCCAAAGTCACTTCGGTTTGAATCTTGGATATGGAGCCCTCTAGATCCTCATTATAGAATCTAATTTTTATGGGGAGCTCATACAATTCCTGTGTAAATTCCGTGGATTTTCTAGATAGTTCTTCCAGAAGTCCCCTAAATATATGGGATTTTACATCTTTGAAGCCGTCTTTGAGGGCATTAAGTTGTATGATCTCTTTTTGCAAAACAAAGATACTCGAATCAGAGGTTTTCAATCTTTCTTCCGATTCCGATAGTTCTTCGATCTTTGTAAGTAAGTAATCTTGCGTATACTTCGGAGTCTTGGATTCTTCCAGTGCTATTTGGGAACTGATTGAGTCCAACATATCAGCTAGGTGTTTTATCTCTAATTCCTGGAATCTAACTCCATTAGCCAATTCTCTCAGTTGTTGTACTTCGGAAACTAGGCTTTTCAATCCCGCATCTACCTCCTTTAGATATTCAGGATCCACCAATTCTTTTTTTTGGCTCAACAAGACTTCTAATTCGGAGTTCAGACTACTGCGTTCTGCTTCTACAACTTCCTGTTTTTCCTTAGTCAGCTCAGATTTACAAAGGGGGCAATGATCCTGTCCGTCGTGATACGCGCTTAACTTTTCTCTCAGATTAGAAATTTTGTTCTGTAGCAGGGTGTCTGCTTGAATGTCGCTTAGTAGAGTTTGCTTCAAATTAACCAACTCTTCTATGGAGGCTTCCACTTTCGATATCTTTAAATTGATTTTGTCGGAATCCAAAAGATCGGAGGCTTTTCTATGGACTTTGACCTCAGTTTCCATATACTTTAAGCTTAAACTCTCCAGGGTTTCCCCTTGCTCTCTTTCAAAACTATCTATGACGTCGCTCACATGGTTGATGAGGTCTTCTTGTCCTTTGATTTGGGTAAGAAGATTGCTTCTTTTGCTTAAAGTGCCCACTAAAATTAACTCTTTTTCTTTAATTAAATCCTGAGTTTTCTTACGAGCTCTATCGAATACGCTCAAATCCTGTATATCAGATAGAATAGTGGCCTTATCTTGCTCATTGGCTGTTATGAACTTTTTGGGATAGTTTTGGGCAAAATACACGGATTGGCAGAAGGCTTCAAAATCTAGTTTTATAAGGGCATTTACGAGATTCTGGGTTTCTTTAGCATCTTTACCCCTAATAACCACACCATCCTGATCTACGATGTACAAGTCATTGGGTTTCCTAGCTCTAGCTATTATTTCTCCGGTACTGAGCTTTACTTCGCCTTTTCCCGAATTAGAACCTTCTCGGATTACTTCATCTATCTTGGCATCTTTGGGAACTTTGCCATAGAGAGTCCAGGCCAGAATGTTGGGTATAGAGCTCTTTCCGCTACCCTCACTGGTAGCATCGTCGTAGTTGAATCCTGTTATCTGGGTTATTCCCGATTCGATATGGAATGATAGGTTTTCCCAGGAAAATAGATTCGTAGCTTTAATATACTCAAACATCTTTTAATATATCCAGGCCTAGAGTGATATAGGCCTCATCGTAGTCTTTAACATTGATGGCCCAATTTATGAACTGAATTTCTGGGGTTTGATCTTCGGCTATTTCGGTAGAAATTCGGTCGGAATCAGGTTTCTCTATGTACTTTATCCCATTTTCCCTGGGAAAGCTAGCGATATCCTCCTGTTTTCCCGATAGCACCACCCTTACGTAGTCCGTAGTCCCTATTAGGGGGTGTTCCCTAGTCTGGGAGCAGTTAACATAATATGTTATATGCTTTGGAAAAGAAGTTTCTAATAACCGCAGGTTATGGTCTTCAGTACTATATAGACCTATATATTTTGTTTGATTTGACTCCCCAAAAGAGTGGCTGAAGGGAGTTCCTAAGTAAGTTATGTTCTCTTTGGCCTGATATTTGTGATAATGTCCTGATATTATTGTGGGATAGTCCTTGAGTTCAGAACTATCTAGTCCCGCTTGACTCAAAAGACCATTTCCGTAATCAAAACCTTTGATATCCGCATGGCAAAAAATCACGTCAGAATGCTTCAATAATTGCAAAGCCTGCTTCAACTTCTCTGAATCATGAATGTAAGGTATAAAACCTAATCTGTAGTCGGATTTTTCAGAAAAAATACAGTGGGGATCGTTAATCAGCGTCACATTGGATAAATGTCTAAGGGCTTGAAGGGAGTGATCCTCACAAGCTAGATTGAAGTAGTCGTGATTACCAACTATAATTGTGAAATGGAGCTTGGATCTTCCTATCCTATTTAGGTAGAAATTGAGGCACTTACCTCGAACTAACTCTTTAGTGTCTAGTAAATCTCCCAGAATGATACAGTCGTTGCCCAAATTCTCTATTACATCGAAGAGTTCTCCGAGTTTATCTAGATTATCTGGTTTAGCGTGGGGATCGCCAACGACTGTATATACTGGCATTTTCAAATCTCATTAAGTTCGTAATCTCTTAGAATTTCCACGAAGATGTCTTCGAGCTTTTCGGCCAATTCCGCTGCATATTCAGGGTTCTGGTTTATAAGATCCATGATCTTCGGGTCTGAAAAACCATGCTTCCTAAACGGCCTGAAGATTTTCTCACGTACTTCCTGAAGAGCACAGAAGGCTTCTGGGCCGTGAAGTGCGGATTGAAACTCTTCTCTTTCTTCTGGTAGCCGAAAGGTCAGGGTGACTTTAGGCATGGTCTAATCCTCTTCTTTAGCCTTATCGTTGATCTCGATGCCCTTGGCCGAAATCTTCATTTCTAACTTCTTGGGTAGAGTTCTACGATTACCATCTGCATCTATGGCGGATTTTTGAAAGTGATTCTTAAACGTAGACCATCGGACGAAAGCTCCACGTTTGACGTCGATTTTGTTCTCTTTAACTACCCAGTCTCCAGTTCTTTGGGAATGAATACCGATCATAGTGTAGAACTTCAGGCCTTTACCACCAGCTTCCACCTTACCTACAGATCCCATGTTGTCATATGTGTAGTTCACAAGCAAACAAGCAATGGGGTGTTGAGACATTAGGGCGATCAATCGTCCTAAACCTAAACGGTTAGTCTTGGCTGATCCACCCACCTTTTGGTGCTCGGTTGTGATATCCAGATCTGAGTCCCTCAGGGAAATAGTATTCCCGAAAGAGTCAAAAACGAACAACACTTTGGCTTTTGGGTAGTTTTTGAAGAAGGAGTTAATAGCTCGAAAGCTTAAGTCAAAGGCTTCCTCAGTGATGTTGGTCTCAATGATTAATACGCCCTTAGGATTGACTCCCCAAGCTTCTAGATCCTCTTTAGAGGTCTTGCCCTCTGTTTCTACATAGATAATACCGTGACCTTGGGCTTGAGCTGCCTTCATTGATTCGATACAGAAGGAGGTCTTTCCTGTGTCGGAATCTCCAGCAATCTGTACGATCTTTCCGAAAGGAATACCCAAAACTCCATATGCTTGATCAAACCAAGTTGGCATAACTACGTAATCTTCTGGATTTCTCGAGACCGGGTTCATTTCATCGGCTAGGCTGATCTTCGAAGTATCAGAATCCCGCTTATCTCTTTTAAGAGTTTCCTTGATATCTCCAATGATTCCCGAGAAATCAAATCCACTATTTACTGGTTCTTTTTTCAAGATGTAACTCCAATTGAACTTATAAATTCGTCAATACGTTGGCTATGATCTGCAAAACGATTATGGCTGTTACTGCTCCAACGGTGAATCCCGCGCCAAATAAAGCGCTCTTGGCTACTAATTTACCTACTTTTTTCATGGCTTACTCCTTTGAAAGTTGCCTGTAAGTGATGTGTCCATTCATGAAAATATCCATGTGGGTCTTCAACCAACTGATTTTAGCCTCACATTGCTCTAATGCTTCTCTGAGATCGGAATAGTGTGGGTCATTCTCCACTAGTATTTTCTTCTCGGTTACCTGAGGGGCTGTAACCCTACTCCAGGCTTGAGCATAGGATGCGGATACTATAGTTGAGAGTTTGACCTTATCTTCCTCGCAAGACCGTTTCTCATCTGCAAGAATAGCCACCATAACCAAGAATGCTGTAGAGCGTTCGGAAGCCTCCCTTAGAGCCTTAGGGCTGTACTTTATCAGTTCTAAGTGTTCTGCTATTTTCGCTCTTAATTGTTCCTCTAACATTGCTCAATCCTTACCAAAATTTAAGGAGCATCGGATTCTTGAATATAATGAATCCTAACACACCCCCGCCTATAAGTAAAGCGTCTTTAATGTAGTTTTCGGGGGGGCTGACAGTTACTATATTTTGTTTGGGGTCTACTTCAATTTGACCTCCAGTAACTGGGAGGGGGTATTCAACTCCCGCCCATTTTTTAAGTTCAGGCTGCGTGTCAGCCAATCCGTTTTCCTGAGGAACCAGATAAGCCTGGGAAATAACTCTTACTTTTCCTGTTTTTTCATCTGTGATTTGTACAGACTCTAGTTTGAATGTTAGGTTGTAATTAGTTTTCTCTACAGAGCCATTGTCATTAACTAGGATGGAACCTAGTGCTGGGGAATCTTTTCCTGCGATCCTGAGTTCATTGAGGGTATACCCAGTATTTTCACCCTTAGGTGCTAAGAAAACAAAGTCTGATTTTGACTGATTTGTCTTAATTTTGGCTAAGTTTACTGAAGTAGTTTGGGTGGAGTTCACTTGTTCCGTTTTGCTAAGTTTTACTGCTTTCCAAATACTATCCAATTGATTTTTCAAAGCCTTTTGATCCTGGTAAACAGTAGACAATTGAGCTACCTGTTTTGTCAGCTGTACGTATTGTGTTTGGGTATTGATCAGCTCATTATAACGCTGGGTCGCAATAGCTTGTTCATTCTCCAATTTTTCACTCATTACGTGGAATTTGTAGCCAAAAACCAGAACGGCCACTAATGTAAATAGGGACATCATGTGTATAAAGTAAGTCTTGATTGCATCTAAAAAGTTCATATTATCTCCTCTTAAGAGTTAGATGGTTTATTATTGGGGTCGGTACTTCTGCGAAGAACGTAGATTGCTCCTAAAGCTCCCATCGCGGCCGCGTACTCACTACCGCTAAAGGCTGAAAAGGCATATCCGTTTATCACCATTCCTGCTAGCAGCAGTTTGACATGTACCACCAAAGATCCCGACACGAATACAGTTAGTGTGGTGGATTTTTTCCCCGCAGTATCTGTTAGCAGTAAGTTATTAAAGTTCATGAGATATTTCCTCTAAATAAGCTTTTATCTTATCTTCGAATTCTCTAATAGTTGTGTCGTTATCTAGTGTTTTGACTGCCTTTTTAGCCAAATCCTTCAAATGAGCCTCAGATGAATGCGTATCCTTACTTGCTCGAATTTCTGCCTGTAGATTTTTAATGTATATCGGGTAGAACTTGGGAAAGTTGTCAGCAAAATACTTGAGTTCATCCGGAAATCTTATATCGGTTACAATACCTATCTTTTTGGGGCTGCCCTTCGTGGAGTTGGAGCAGTGGATGTCTGTATTATAGGCCCTCAGTACTTCAGTCCCTACGTATTGGGCTATCTGTCTGGGAGTATATAGTATTTTACCGATGTGCTTTCTAACATGCTTATCGAAATCTGGGGTGGCGTTGAATGCCTTAAAGATTAGATTCAGGGCTGCCGGACTTAGATACGCTGGAACATTTAAATCTCTTTCCTTGAATTTATGATCTTCGAAATGGTTTCTCGGTATCTTAAATACGGAGGCGCAGGTATCTTTCAATTTACCCGCTAGAGTTATCTCTTCGGCATCTAGAATGGTACCCATCAACTTAAAAGCCGTTGATTTTCCAGCACCTTTGGCGCCTATTAGTCCCAGTATTATTTCCATGTGGTATCCCCCACTAGGAACAGTACCATAATCCCCGTGGCTTTTCAAGCCTTCTATTTCGCATCTTTTAAGTTGGTGGCGATAATAGGCTCGGCAATCATGGGTATATCCACCAACTTCGTATAGATATTATGTTCCATGGCTTCCCGAATGATGTTGACTACTTCGTCAATCTGAGCATCAGCCCCATAAACAGTAATTTCGTCGTGAACTTGTAGGCAAACCCAAGCATCTAATCCCCTGCTTTTAAACTCACGCATCATATCTAACATAGCTCTATTTGTTAAGTGTGCTCCCAGAGCTTGTATCGGGAAGTTCTTGGCATTATTCAACTCATTCTTATACATGCTGCGGACGAAGCCCCAGTCTCTGTATTGGCCCTTTTTCTCATCATAGAGGGCGAAACCCAATTCCTTAGAAAGCGTTGTTATGTCTTCCTTGGTCAAAAGACCCTTATAGCTCATCTTCTTGAGTTCTTGATTCTTTTCATCGAGGAATTCTTCATAGTCTAGGTTGGCTTTCCTCAATAAATCAAATACTTTGGTGGTGAACTTGAAGTGTCTTCGGCGCCCCACTAACGTTTCTACGAATCCCTCGGTGTTAGCTAACATCTCTTGTTTAATCATGTATCTGTGTAATTCTCGATAAGTACTCAGATATTTATCTCGGAAAGCTTTGCCTCGCTCTACATCTAGGAATTCTTTCTCTACGCCATGATGGTTAACTTTAATTCTAAAACCCATTAAATTGGCTACTTGAGGGGCACGAGCACCGTATGGAACGCCCAATACTACCGGCTTTACCATGTCTCTTTTGGATTTGTCTAGCTTCTTTAAGAAATTAGGAGCTTTAGGATCCGCTGAATACTTACCTTCGCGGTCTTCCATGTCGCAGTAGATCTTAGAATACAGATCTAAGTCTGCTAAATATACTTCCTTGAGTTTGGCATCCCCTGACATCTGGGCGAAGCATCTGGGTTCCAGAGAACTATAGTCGGCATTAGCGATTTTCTTGCCTTCTGGGGCAATGAATCCCTCTTTAATGGCCGATGGGCATAGGATGTCAGAATTTTCGTGGCCACAATAGTGGCATACGGCGACTGCAAGAAGTTTTATGGGCTTTACTACCAGAATGTCCTTACTGCCGCATTTGACGCATTTGTCGAGTTCCTCGACCTTGGGCAGGGTTTGCAGGTTAAATCCCCCTCCGCAGGCAAAACGTCCAGAAATAGTACCATGTTGCATCATATCCATGTATAAGTAACCATTATAATTCAGATTAAGCGCCGGAAGGATATATGTTCCATGCAGCTTTTCCAATTTCTTATACAGGAGGAGGGATTTTACGAATTCATATTTACTGGCGAAATGAGTTTCCAGGACTTCAGCCTTCATAGAGGGGATTACTTTATCCTGCGTAGCTGATTCAGTCTGTGGCAACTTGGCCGGATCATGGCCCAATTTATCGCAAAATAACCAACGCAAATGGTGATCGGAGTTGATATTAAATTGATATCTACGACCTTCGGAGGCAATATACAATTCTTTTTTGATCTCGTTTAGTTTGTCTGAAGAGTATCTAATTTCGTTGAATCCTAATAAATACCCCCATAACCAATGAGGTTCTTTATCGTATGCATTTTCGATGGCCTTCTTAGCCAAGGAGTTTTTACCCTTGATATTTGGGTATTCAAGTCCTTCTAGTTGGATGATTTTTTCCACTAGTTTCTTTTTTGTCACCGCTGCGTCAGTATTTTTACCCTTGGTGAAACCTTCCAGTAATTTATGAGAATCCAGATAATCTACGATTTCCTGTTCCAGATCCATTAGCTTTTCTTTGGTTTCCGTTCCCATTTCTTGGAAATGCTGAACATTGATTCGCACTCCGTTACGTTTCATTGGGATTACAACTTCTCTGCATAGAGGCATGACTTCGTCGTGGAAGAACCAGTTCCAGTGTTTTTCATCGTATTCAGCAAGAAGTTTTTGCACACCTACTTCGAACACTCCATAAGTTAGAAAGGTATCTGCTACGGCGTATTTTCCAAGGACGTCTAAGTCTGCTCTCCAAATATGTCTCTGACTCTTGTTATAGGTGCCTCCGTTTTTAGTTACAGAAGCACCCATTTCTATTTGCTCTTGGTTAGCTTCTTGATCCACCGCAATTCCCAATTGATCTTGCCATAAAATAGCAATCTCCTTTAGGCCCATGGAAGTGTTTTCGTCTAGAATATGTTTGAGGAGTACTGTGTCGCATAGGACGTTGAGGCTCAGGTCCACTCCAACATTTTTCTCAATCATCAAGCAGTCGAAGGGGGCGTTGTGCATTATAAGGTTAACCCCGGAATCTAAAATCCAACGTTTTAGAAATGTACCTAACCATTCTGGAGCTTTGTATTCAGCTTGAGTGACATTTTCGGGGTAAAATTCCTCTGACCAAAGGTCTCTGAATCTGCCTTCGATTGCAACCCAAGCTAGTAGTGGGATATAAAATCCTGATTTGGAGTCTGAGGAAATAGACAGTCCGATTACGACGTCTTTCCAGAACGCCAGACCGTTAGTTTCCGTATCGATGGAAAGTAGTTCGAACCTAGGCTTATCCCCATCCATTAAGAACTCATCAAGAGCCAGGAGATCTTCATATGATCGAACTATGTTGTACTTATCCATTGGATGCCCTCCAAAATAAGTCTAACTGATTAGTTTGTCTGAGTCAACGCCTAGAGGCCGCAAACACCATTGAGGCAATCTTGTTCTTTCTCTTCAAAAACAAGACCTTCCTGTTTCATAGCTTCGTCCAGATCCACCCTAGTTAAGGGTTGTCCACCGCGTGCTCCGTCTGGGTAACAGGTGAACCCTCTGAGTCGTTTCGCATATTTGAGCAGAACCTTAGCGTTCTTAACTAGAGTTTCTTCGTTGTTTTCTGCAGATCCCCAAGAGTCCATATTACATGTAGAGGAAATCGCCATGTCTACATATTGTTGTACGTCGGCTTGAAACTTGACTCTTTCTTGGAAAGAAATGTCGTAAGCATCTGTAATGTGCTCTAGTTTGACGCCTTTTTCCAGTAGACGTTTGACTGTACCATCCACTACATATTCGTAGACCCAATCTTTGCCTTTTAAGTATCGGCGTTTATAGGCTTTGCAGAACAAGGGTTCTATCCCTGTGGTGGTTTCAGCTATGATGCCGATGGTTCCTGTAGGTGCCAAGGCACGCTTTCCTTTAGGAATGGCTACGCCTAAGTTCTTCGCCCAAATATAAGCAGCAGCATCTGATTCACGTTCATAGGCTCTAAGCCATTTATGGAGCTCTGGAGTGACTTCGTACGCATACCCACGTAACATTAGCCATTCATGCATTCCGCCCAATCCTAGGCCTATTCTGTTGTTCTTATTGCCTGTCTCACGAATCTTCTCATTGGGAACATCTGAATACAGACCTCCGCACAATAAGAAGGCTGTAGCAATGTGGCATACTCTTGCGAAATCTTCTTCTGATTCGCAGCGGTTGATCCATACGGTACCCAAGTTGCATTTATCAGAATCATCGCTGGATGTTACTTCTGTACAGGCGTTACGGAGGCTTTCGCTATCTTTACAGAAGTTAAAAGACATGCCTGGTTCGGCTGTTTGAAAGGCTTGGCGGCAGTTTTCCATCCAAACTTCCATGGCTTTTTTATGCTTAGGATGTTTTTTATCTTCGATTGCTATAAAAAACTCAGTGTTATATATGACGCTTACGTTCGTGCCCTCCATTGGAAGGGCGAAATTGTAGTCTTTGGCCTTTAGTCCGCGGAGTTCTTCACTCCAGTTTTTGACGTTTAGAAAAGCCTGGACGTCCCCATGATCCCATTGTAGACCTGCCCAAATGGCGGATCTTCGTTGACCACCTTGCATGATGTGTCTTCCGGCTTCGTTGATCATCTGCATTAAAGCTATAGCCCCAGTGGACGTTCCCCCAGTCTTGCGGATGGGACTTCCCTCTGATCGTAGAAGTGAGTAATCAAATCCTATGCCTCCGCCAGTCATGAGTGCCGACGTAGCCTTCTGCATGGCATCTGCCCAACCTTCACGGCTATCTTCAGCCCTGAATAGAAAGCAGTTATTGACTTGATGAAATTCTCTACCAGAGGCATACAAGTATCTGCCTCCTGGTATGAATTTGCGTGCTAGCATTGCTTGGTAGATCTCTTCCTTCAGATCAGCTGGAAGATGCTGTTCAGTAACAGCTTTTACCACTCGGGCGCATGTGTCTGCCCATTTTTCTTGACCGTTCATTGAATATTTTTGGGTAAAAATATTTTGAGCAAAAGAGGATGTAAATACATCTTTCGATGACATAGTGTAACTCCAATAAATTCAACCGATTAACTAATTCTTCAGGCGTAACAAATCATTATTATAATTATACTATGTATTAGTTCCCCGTAGAACCGAATCCCCCAACCCCCCGAATTGTTTCGGAAAGTTCTTCAACTTCTTTTATCTCAATTTCGGGTAGCTTCAGGATCACTAACTGACCCACTCTATCCCCGATTTTATAGACTTTTTCATAGGATCTTTTGCTGTTGGATCTAACGAAAAAGACCAACTTTACTTCCCCTCTGTAATCGGAGTCTATCACCCCAACGCAATTGGAAAGTCTCAGATCCGTCTTCTGAATGGAAGATCGGGGGAACAGTAAACCTACGTGCCCCTCTGGAATCTCGAAGGCGAGATCCGTTCCATACGTATATTTGCAGGTTGCATAGACGTGCCCATCTTCAGATGGGATCTGTTCTATTGTTCTAGTTGTGGCGGTTAGATCCATTCCCGCAGCCCCATCTGTTTGGAACTTAGGAATCACTGCATTAGGATTTAGTTTCTTTACTCGCAAAGAAATCATTCAGTCTCCCCTTTCTAAATCCTTAAGCTTTTTTTACTAAAGAGATGAAGTCCCTTACCCTATCTATATCGGCAGAATTCCTATAACCTGAAGACTCTTTCTTTTCCGCCAGTTTTCTCAGCACGTTAGCTTCTTTATTCAAGGTGTTA